TGTTCAAGAGTTTGGTGCTGTAGGTGCAACAAAAGATGGAGATTTGTTATACCAGTTTGAATTAGATGTTGAAGAAGCTCTTTAATGAAAAAATATAAAATTACGCACTTAATTAGTGCTGAGTTTGTTGCAGAAGCTATCGTTACAGAAGATCAAATAGACACTAATACAAACGATCTTAAAGACTATAAGAAACCTGATAGCAAATTTAATTTTACTATGTTAAAAGGGTCAGAGAACATAATTAGAACAACTTACGAGGAACATGACGAGAAGCTTAACGACAGCAGTAAAAAACCAACTAGCAACAAATGATATTAGACCCGTACACCTTATCACCATTGGTTTCGGCACTCCTGTTAATATTACTGATTGCTCTTTTTCGCTAACTTCCTCTGTCTCTGGATCGTCTGTTACATACTCTGCAAGTGATTTTATATTAGATATATCAAGCTTCAACGAGCAAACAGACCTTACAAAAGGTACACTAAATCTTACATTATCAGGTGCAAACACAACCTTTATATCAGTTGTTTTAAATGAAAATGTTATTAACGACAGCGTTACAATTCATAGAGGAATATTAAACAGTTCAAATGCTCTGATTGCAGATCCTATATTATTATACAAAGGAACAATAGATGGATTTGATATAAATGAAAACCAAACACAAAGTTTATTAAATTTAAAAGTAGTATCACATTGGGCGGACTTTGATAAAAAGTCAGGGCGTAAAACTAATAATACATCACAACAAAGATTTTTTAGTTCTGATGTTGGTTTTGATTTCGCATCAGAAGTAGTGAAAGATATTAGATGGGGAAGAAAATAATGAAAGATATTATTTCACTTTACAGAAATTATAGTAAATTTGATGTTTCTTTAGATGATGACTTAATATCTTATTTGTCACCAAGTATTCTTTTAAATCAATATAAAAAACATTATCTTAAAAATGAACTTATAGGTTTTACAAATTGGGCATTACTATCTGATGATGCACACAATAAATTCAAAGAAACAGGAATTATCAATAATGAGGATTGGAATTCTGGTAATCATCTTTGGCATATAGAAACTGTATGTATAGCAAATCTAAAAAACATAATGAAATGGACTAAATCATTTTTAACTAAAAAATTTGGAATAGGAAAAGAAATTAATTGGTTAAGAATTAAAGATGATAAAATAATTAGAGTTGTTAAAAGAACTACAAAAAAAGGTTGGTTATAATGGGTGGTTTTAATCCTATAAAAAAAATAAAAAGAGTAGTAAAAAAAGTTGTAAAACCAGTAGTAAAAGTTGTTAAAAAAGTTGTTAAAACTGCTGTTAATGTAGTTCAAAAAGCTGTCTCATGGGTTACACCATCTTTTCCAACATTTGACGATAGTGGTGCTGGTGGCTTTGGTTCAAGTGCAATAGACAGTTACGAACAAGGTATTTTAATAAATAAACAATCTAATGATGCTTCAATTCCTGTCATTTATGGTGAGAGAATGGTAGGTGGAACAAGAGTTTTTTTACAAACTTCTGGATCATCAAATTTATATTTATATATGGCTCTGGTTTTATGCGAGGGAGAAATAAATTCTATAGAACAAATTTTTGTTGATGACACACTTGTAAATTGGTCTGGTTCTTTAACTCATGGAGTTAGTAGAACTGCATTTGCTGGAAAATATGGGCAACACATTGTAGTTCAATGTTTTATGGGTAAAGATAATCAAACTGCTAGTAGTCTTTTGACTCCTTTATCTAATTGGGGTTCTAACCATAGATTAAGAGGTGTTGCATATTTAGCTCTACGTTTTAGGTGGAATCAAAATATGTTTAGTGGCATTCCACAAGTAAGAGTTAAATTAAAAGGAAAAAAAATAGTTACATTAGACTCTAGTTTAAATGAGTCATCACCAACTTACTCTACTAATCCAGCATTTTGTATTTTAGATTATTTAAGAAACGAAAGATATGGAAAAGGATTAGCAACAACAGATATTGACTTACAAAGTTTTTATGATGCTTCTGTTGTATGTGCAACACAAGTTACACCATTTTCAGGTGCAAGTGATATAAATATATTTGATACAAATTTTGTTTTAGATACAGGAAGAAAAGTTATTCAAAATTTAAGAGAACTTATAAAAGGTTGTAGAGGCTTTCTACCATTTACACAAGGAAAATATAAATTAATTATAGAAACTACAGGATCAGCTTCAATAACTTTAACAGAAGATAATATCATTGGTGGTTATGTTTTATCAAGCCCAGATAAAAATTCTAAATTTAATAGAGTTATAGTTTCATATATTAATCCAGCTAGATCTTTTCAGGTAGATCAAGCACAGTTTCCGCCACTTGATGATAGTAGTTTACCAAGTGCAGATCAGCACTCGACAATGAAAACTGCTGATGGTGGAGTGTTGTTAGAGGGAAGATTTGAGTTTCCTACATTGACATCAACTTACCAAGCAGAAGAAATGGCAGAGATTATTTTAAGAAGATCAAGAGAAGCATTAGAGTTACAAATTACAGTTGATTTTAATGCTTATGATTTAAGCATTGGAGAAATAGTTAATATTACCCACGCATCATTAGGGTTTTCGTCTAAAGCATTTAGAGTTACTGCAATTACATTTAACGAAGATTATACAATAGACTTAAACTTAGTAGAGTACCAAGCCTCACATTACACTTGGGCATCAAAACAACAAGTAACATCAACTCCAACAACAAATTTACCAGATGCGTTTGCAACTATTGATCTATCAGAAGTAGTTAATTTTATGACATTATCAGATAGTATTGTTGAATATAATGATGGAATTATAATAGCAAAATTAACTATTGATTTATTACTATTAGATCAATCACAAGGTTTTGCTGGTGATGGATCAGAATTAGATCCACCAGATAGTTTTTTCGATTTTTTTGAAGTTGAATTTTCAGAAGATGGCATTAATTTTACAACAGTCGGATCAGGCAAACAATCAAGATTTGAAGTATTAAATGTTAAAGATGGAACTACTTATACTGTTAGAGCAAGATATGTTAATACTGCTGGTGTAAGATCAGAATTTATAACTCAAACACATACAGTAGAGGGTTTATCAGCAAATCCAGCAGATGTACAAAACTTCTCAATAAATTTAGTTGGAGATCAAGCTGTTTTAGCTTGGGATGCCGTTAGCGATTTAGATTTGGCTTACTATGTAATAAAACACAATCCTAATACAACTGGTGCAACATTTATTAATTCTAAGAATGTAGTAAATAAAATTGCACGACCAGCAACTACAGCAAGTGTGCCTTATCAAAAAGGAACTTATCTAATCAAAGCCGAAGATAAATTTGGCAATCAATCTATTAAAGAAACTTTAATTGTATCTGATATAGAGCCTACTGCTTTTACAGTAGAAACAACTATAAACGAACACACGTCATTTTCTGGAACTAAATCTAATGTAGAAATAGTTCAAAAAGATTCAGTAAATCATATTGGTCTTACTGCAACAGGAACATTGGGAAATCCGTCATCATCTGTACCAAGCACAGGAACTTATGACTTTACAAACACAATTACACTTCCAGCAATATTTAATGCAAAGTTTGAATCAAACGTACAACAAATAGTAGAAGATGTGGCTCAGTTTATAGATACAGGGAGACCAAACAGTTCAACAAATATAGATAGTGGTAGCCCAGATCCTTTTGATGGAAAGACAGTTCAGAATAGTAACACAATATTACAGATTTCAAAAAGTGATGATAATGTTACTTTTAGTTCATTTCAAAATTTTACAACAGGACAGTTTAGAGGTCGATTTTTTAAATTTAGAGCGTTGTTTACATCAGCAGATCAAGACAGTAGAACCTTAGTAAATACTTTATCAGTTACAGCAAGTTTAAAAGATTTAGTTCAATCTGGTGCAGACATTGCAAGTGGCACAGGCGGAAAAGCTGTTACATACACAAGTACATTTAGATTTAATCCATCAATAACCGTAAGTGGCCAGAACATGGCAACGGGAGATTTCTTTACAATTACAAATAAAAGTACAACAGGATTTACTATTGAGTTTTTTAACTCATCTGGTACAAGCATAAACAGAACCTTTGATTTTTTTAGTAGAGGAATAGGATAATATATATGTCACAAGTATCACAAATAGCGATAGACAACCAAACTTTCGCAACTTTTAGAACAACTTTGAACAGTAGTTTAAATGCTTTAAACACAGGCCATCTTGGTGGATCAAGACCAGCATCTGCCGTTGCGGGAACTATCTGGCTAGATAATTCTGCAACTGATACAATAGCCATGAAACTGTTTGACGGCTCAGATGATCTAACTTTATTCTCAGTAAATACATCAACCAATGCTATAACATTACCAAGTGGAGTTTCTATAACTGAGGTAGATCCAAATAGCATTCCATTTGCAGTTGCTTTAGGGAGTTAATTTATGGCTAATAATTTTAATGATGCACAAGTTAGCTTATCAAACGCAAACCTAACAGATATATTTACAGCTAGTAATAAATCTTTAGTTATCGCTGGTACTATTTCAAACACAGGCGGTACAGCTATAAATGTAGCACTTAAAAAATTTGATAATTCTGCAAATGCTGGAAAGTTTATATTTAAAGATTTACCCTTGCCTGTTGGGTCATCAATCGAATTACCAAAAATAGTTTTACAATCATCAGATAAAATTCAAGCACAATCAGATAATTCAAGTGGAAATGCTGATGTCCACTTACAACTATTAACAGATGTATCATAGGGGGGTTTAATGGCTTCTTCTTATCTTGGTAACATTCCATCTAACAACTTTGTAAGTTTAAAACGTCAAGTTATAACTGGCAATGGTGGATCAAGCTATACATTAGATCATAGTGTAGCATCAGTTAATGATGTTGCAATTTTTGTAAATAATGTAAGGCAAGATCCAGCAACTTATTCAATATCTGGAACTGCTTTAACTTTAGGTGGCACAATATCAAGCTCAGATAGTTGCTATGTAATTTTCTTAGGACAAGCATTACAAACTGTAACTCCAGCAACAGGAACAGTTACAAATGCTATGCTTGGAGAAACTATTACAGTTGCTAAAGGTGGAACTGGCTTAACATCTGGTTTTAAAAATGGAATTACAATGACAGACAGTTGGAGATTAACTGCTGATACAAATTCTGGAACTAACGCTGTTATATCTACTAATTGGGAACAAGTTGACGAAAGTAGAAGTGCAGAAATAGGTACAGCACTTTCAGAAAGTTCTGGTGTTTTTACATTACCACAAACAGGAGTTTATTTAATTATTTTTAATATGCAATATAATATTTTAAGTGATGCTTCCGCAGAAGTTGCACTAGAATTTACAGAAAATAATTCTAGTTTTACCGAAGTAGCGGAAATTAATTCAGGAAATCAGAGTGCTTCAGGCATAAACAGCAACCACACAAATACTTTTATGTTTGGAATAACAGATACAACAAATCAAAAATTTAGATTTAGCACATTAGGTTTTGGTGCAAATACATTGGTAAGAGGAGATACTTCTGATACTGAAAGTGGTTTTAGTATTATAAGGTTAGGAGATAATTAATAATGGATAAATATTATTTACAAAACGCATTACAAACATTTAACGATACTAATGGTGTTAATTGGTACGGTTGGAAAAAGTATGACGATAATGGAAATAAAATTCCTAACTCTGAACGTATGCAATATAAATACATTAAGATTATTAAAGATGGTGCAACTATGCCAACTGAGGCAGAAGTAAATGCAAAGATACAAGAATTAAAAGATGCAGAAACACAAAAAGAAACAGACGCATCAACAGGCAAACAAAAATTAAAAGACTTAGGTTTAAATGACGCTGAAATAAAAGCGTTGATAGGAGTATAATAAATGGCTTTATCAAAAATAAAATCAACTTCGCTTGAAACTGATGCTACTAATTTAGTTTTAATACATGAAACATCTAGCACAACTGATGTTTCAAGTTTAACTATTGATAGCACTTATATTAATTCTACATACGATAATTACTTTTTAAGAATTTACCTACAACCAGCAACAGATGTAGTTAAATTAAGAGTAAGAACACAAAATCTTGGTTCAGATATGTCAGGTTCAAGTGATTACAGATGGAGATTACAAAGAATTGATGCTTCAACTTATGTAGGACAAAATGATGATGTCGATACAGAAATTCATTTAAGTGAAGCAATATCTGCTGGTAATGGAGAGGGAGAAGGTTTCCAAACTGATCTATTTTTATATACTCCAAATGACGCTACAAAACCTACAAGGATTGTAAGTAAATTTGTTTGTAGAAATAATAGTGGAAATATTAGAGGAGAACATGGAATAGCAGAAACCTCATCAAGAAATAAAATTATTAATGGTCTTACATTTTTTATGTCATCAGGTGACATAAGTGCATACGACTACAAACTATACGGATTAAAATAATGAAAAAAAGTGTTAATGGAATTTTAGTTGATATGACAGATGCAGAAATTGCACAAAGACAAATTGATGAAACTGCTTGGTCTAATGGTGCATTTGATAGAGCTATGGCAGATTTAAGAGCTGAAAGAAACTCTAAATTAGCAGAAACAGATTACTTAGCATTATCAGACCAAACATTATCTGCTGACATGAATACTTACAGACAAAATTTAAGAGACATAACAAATGGATTAACAACAGTTGAAGATGTAGAAGCTGTTGTATTTCCAACAAAACCTACGGAGTAACAATGGCAAATTATATTGGACGTAACTTAGCAAACTTATCAGATAGAGTAGTTTTAGATGCGTTGACTGCTAGTGCTACTGCTAGCTATACCTTACAATTAAATTCAGTTAATTTTGTACCAAGTAGTGCATCATCATTAACAGTTAGTTTAAATGGAGTTATCCAAAAACCAGATAGTTCTTATACTGTATCTGGCTCAACGCTTACATTCTCTAGTGCTTTAACTTCGTCTGATAGCATAGACTTCATTATTGCTGAGAGAGGAATTACTTTACAAACTCCTAGTGCTGGTTCAGTTGGAACATCACAGTTAGCATCAACTGCTGTAACAACTGCTAAGATTGCTGATGATGCTGTAACTAAAGATAAATTGCTTTCACATAACTATCCAGCTTTTGAAGTTTACTTAGCTTCAAATCAAACTAGTATTAGTGATGACGTTGTTACTAAAGTACAATTTGATGGTACAGCTTTAGACACAAATAGTTATTGGGACAGTACAAACTATAGATACAAACCTTTAATTGCTGGAAAATACTATGTTTATGCACAAATATTTTTTGGTGGTGGAAGTGGTGCTGACGTTGAAAGAATAAGATGTGATATTTATAAAAACGGTTCTAATAATTTAGGTAGTAATAGATATTTAAGATCACAATTTAATGGTGGTGGACAAAGTATTGAACCAGATAATATGTCTTTAAATATTACAGCTATTATAGATATGAATGGGACTACAGATTTTTTAGAAGTTTTTGGTCAAATTGCTACGCATAACAATACTAATAACGGAACATTTTTTGGAGATAATAATGGTCAAACAGCGTTTTCAGCTTACAGGATAGGAGATTAACAATATGTCGATAATTACATTAAATAAATCTGCTTTACCTACTGGAAGCGTTTTGCAAGTTCAATCGACTTTTTATAATACACCATTTACTCAATCTATATCTGCCAATACTGATACTGAAATAAATAATATAAGTGTAAATATAACACCAAGCTCTACATCAAATAAAATAATGTTATTTGGTAGATTGTTTTCTGAATATAGTCAAGGCAATGCTCATAATGGTGGGTATTTTTTTAGGAGAGGTTCAACTAAAATTGGAGAAGGAGTTGCATCAGGAAATAGACCAGCAGTGATGGCTACACATGGCACTAATTATATGCAAGGTGGAAGTTATGATGCAGGTTCAACACCAGAAACTATGAATATGTTTCATATTGATGCTTCACACAACTCAACATCACAAATTACTTATACAATAGGTTACCGTCAATCTAGTGCTGGAACACTTAATGTAAATAGAACAGTTTCAGATAGTAATTCAAATGCTAGAGAAAGAGGCTCATCAGAAATTATAGTAATGGAAATAAAAGGATAAATATATGGCAAGTAAATCAAATCTAATCAGAGAATACGCAAAAGCAAATGGTGTTGCTAATGTAGATTTCACAACTGATGTTATGTTGCAAGACGACAGTAATGGTCAAGGTGCATACATTAAGGAATGGAATTTAGATATAGAAAAACCAACAGATGAGCAATTAGCGACATACGAAACAGTTGCTAATACTGCTGAAAGCAATGCTAGTGTAGATGCAACAAGAAGAAATGCTTATGGTTCATGGAACGAACAACTAGATGAAATCTACCATGACATAGATGCTTGGAAAGCTAGAATAGCAAAAGTCAAATCTGATAATCCTAAATAATAATGCAACTAACTCGTAATTTTTCTTTATCTGAATTAATTAAATCTGATACTGCAATCAGATTAGGGATAAGTAACAACCCAAACCAAGATCAGATTGAAAAGCTTAAATTACTATGTGAAAATATACTGCAACCAGTTCGAGATCATTTTGGGCGTGTTGTTGTAACCTCATGTTTTAGAACACCAGAACTTTGTCTAAAAATAGGTAGTTCAATTAATAGTCAGCACTGCAAATCAGAGGCGGTCGATTTCGAATGTATAAATGTAGCCAACGCAGAAGTAAGTGATTGGATACATAAGACATTAGACTATGACCAATTAATACTTGAATATTGGACAC